CTTTACATTTCAAGGAATATCAAATCCTTATCAAGCAGAAGAACTTTGCGAGATTATTTTAAGAAGATCAAGAAATGCTCTAGCAGTAGAAGTTATGTGTACTTCAGAAGCATTAAATTTAACTATTGGAGATTTAGTTGATCTTACTTACACAACTGGTGGATTTAGTTCTAAACTATTTAGAGTTTATGGATTAACTATTAATTCAGATTCTACAGTTTCTTTAAAGCTTATTGAACATCAAGATAACTTCTATACTTGGTCAGAAAAAGCAGAAGCACCTACAATAGCTGATACAACATTACCAAATCCTAATAATGTTCAAGCACCAGCTTCAGTTACTTTAGATGATCAGTTAATTGAATACTCAGACGGAGTTGTTATTACAGCTTTAGACGTAACAATAGGTGCATCACCAGATAGCTTTGTAGATTATTATCAAGTTGAATACAAACTAAGCACAGATACAGATTACATTATTGCTGGACAAGGTTCTGGTTTAACTCAAAGAATACTAAACGTAAAAGATGGATTTACTTATAACGTAAGAGTAAAGGCATTTAATACATTAGGAGTTGGTTCTACATATACATCTGCAACAAGAACTATCATTGGTGGAATTGCACCACCTTCTGATGTAACAGATTTCTCTTGTAATATTATTGGTGGAGATGCACATTTATCTTGGCAACAAATAGCAGACTTAGATTTAGCACACTATCAAATCAGATATTCTACATTAACAACTGGTGCTTCTTGGGCTAACTCAGTTTCTTTAGTTGAAAAAGTTGCAAGACCAGCTACTTCAGTAACAGTTCCAGCAAGAGTAGGTTCATATCTTATAAAAGCAATAGATAAAAATGGTAACTATTCATCTAATGAAACAATCATTGAAACAAATGTATTAGCGATAGGAAACTACAATGCTGTTGCAAGTCAAACAGAATCGCCTACATTCTCAGGAACTAAAACTAATACAATTGTTTTAGATAATACATTAAGATTAGATTCTTCAGAACTATTTGATTCTGCTACTGGAAATTTTGATTCAGGAACTTCGTTATTTGATTCTGGTGTAAGTTCTTATGACTTATATTCTGAAGGAACTTATTTATTCTCAACTCCAATAGACATAGGTGCAGTTTATACTTCAAGAGTAACTGCTTCTATTACGCAAACTTCAGATAACTTAGATGATTTATTTGATTTAAGAACTGGAGATTTTGATGACGCACAATCTAACTTTGATGGAGATACTCCAGCTAATTGTAATGCTCATATTGAGATTGCTTTATCTAATGACAATATAACTTATACTTCATTTAGAAACTTTGTTGTCGGAGATTACACAGCTAGATATTATAAATTTAGAGTAACATTAAGGTCTTTTGATTTAGCTTCTACTCCAGTTATTAGTGCTTTATCAGTTAGCATAGATATGCCAGACAGAATATTTAGTGGAAATGATATTGTTTCAGGAACAGGAACTTATACAGTTGCATTTACTTTACCTTTTTATTCAAATTCTTATGCAGTAGGAATAACAGCACAAGGAATGACTACAGGAGACTACTTTACAATTTCAAATAAAACTGTTAATGGTTTTGATGTTGCATTTAAAAATAGTAGCAATTCAGGAGTTAGTAAAACTTTTGATTATTTAGCTAAAGGATATTAGATAGAATATGGCACAACACGATTATAACATAGCAAATCAGGGATTTCCTGCATTTAGATCAGATTTAAACAACGCATTATCAGCAATCCAAACAAATAATTCAGGAACATCTAGACCAACTGGTGCTGTCGCTGGACAAATCTGGTTAGATACTACAAATTCAACTTCTCCTACTTTAAAATTCTTTGATGGTTCTGACGATATATCTTTAGCAACAATTAATTATTCAGCTAATACAGTTGATTGGTTAGATTCATCAATCACAATTACTGGAATTTCAACAACTGCAACTGGAACTGTTTTAACTCTTTCAGATTCGGCTTCTATATCTTCTGTTAATTTAATTTTAGACAATCAAAAAGAAATTCGTTTTAGAGAAACAACTGCTAATGGGACTAACTATGTAGCTTTTAAAGCACCAGCTAGTTTAAGTGCAGATATAACTTATACATTACCAAGTGCTGATGCCACAGCAAGTGGACAGGCATTAACATCAAATGCTTCTGGAACATTATCTTGGGCAACAATATCTTCTGGTTTATCTTGGGATTCTTCAATTAAAACTGCATCAACATTTACGGCAGTTGTTAATAAAGGATATTTTGTAGATACAACTTCTAATGCAATAACTTGCACACTTCCTGCATCTGCTACTGCTGGAGATGTTTTAGCTTTTGTAGATTATGCAAGAAATTGGGGAACAAATAAATTAACATTAAATCCTAACTCATTAAATTTTCAAGGTTATAGTTCTCCAAATCCTGAATACAACACATCTGGTCAATCAGTACAATTAGTTTATTCTGGTTCAACAAAAGGTTGGATTCCTTATTCAGATGATGACGTTACAAATGAAACACCGCAAACTGCTACAATAGATTTTTTAGTAGTCGCAGGAGGAGGTGGCGGTGGTTGTAATGGTGGTGGTGGAGGTGGAGGTGGTGCAGGAGGTTATCGTACTTCAACTCAAACAGTATCCGTTGGAACAGTAATTACAGTAACAGTTGGTGATGGAGGTACTGGCAGTCCAAATACAACTACAACAGCAGGTAATGGTTCTGATTCATCAATTTCTGGTTCAGGTTTAACTACAATTACAAGTACAGGCGGAGGAGGAGGTTCAAGTACCGCTTCACTAGCGGCAAATGGTGGTTCTGGAGGAGGTGGTGGTGGTGATAGTGGAAAAGCCGCTGGTGGTTCAGGAAACACTCCTAGTACATCTCCAAGTCAGGGTAATAATGGTGGAACTGCTACAAATAATAATGGATATAATGGTGCTGGTGGTGGTGGTGCTAGTGCTGTTGGAACTGCCAATGTTGGTACAAGTGGAGGAACATCTGGTGCTGGAGGAAATGGAACAGCATCTTCAATAACAGGAAGTTCAATAACTTACGCAGGAGGTGCTTCTGGTTCTGGATATAATGGCTCATTAGGAGCATCTGGAACAGGTGGTGGAGGTGCTGGTGGACTTAATTCTCCATCAACTGCCGCAACTAGTGGTACTGCAAATCTTGGAGGAGGTGGCGGAGGTTCAAGAAATGATACAGGAGGTGGTGGTGTTGCTGGTTCTGGAGGAAAAGGAGTTGTTATATTAAGTGTACCAACTAGTAAATATTCATCAACAACTACTGGTTCTCCAACAGTTACAACATCAGGAAGTAATACAATTATAAAATTTACAGGTTCAGGGAGTTATACAGCATAATGGCTAGTTTTGCAAAAATAGGTTTGAATGGAAAAGTGATTGAAGTTCTTTCAGTTAATAATGAAGTATTAAAAGATGCTGATGGAATTGAAAGAGAAGATATTGGTATAGATTTTTTAACAAAATTAACTGGTTGGGCTATATGGAAACAAACATCTTATAATACTCATGGTGGAGTTCATTCATCTGGTGGAATACCTTTAAGAAAAAATCATGCAGGAATAGGTTATACTTATGATGAAGATAGAGATGCTTTTATTCCTAAAAAACCTTTTAATAGTTGGATATTAAATGAATCTAATTGTCTTTGGGAAGCACCAGTTGCTATGCCAACAACAGAATTAGAAGAAAATCAGTATTATTCTTGGAATGAATCTATTATAAACTGGGAAGTAAAGACTAGATAATAAAAACGAAAGGAAGGATAATGGAATCAAATATTCATGGAATATTTCCAACACCTATTTATATATCTAAATTAAATAGAGAACTTACAAATAAAGAATTATCATTTATTGGTAAAACTAAATTAAATGTTTATAAAAATGAAGGCAATACAACATCTAATGATAATTACATTTTAAATCATAAAGAATTTAAAAATTTAAAAACAGATTTAGATTTAAGAGTTAAAGATTACTTTGAAAAAGTTATATCTCCAATAGATGCAATTACACCTTACATTACACAGTCTTGGTTAAATTATACTGAAACAAATCAATATCATCATAAACACGCACACCCAAATTCATTAGTATCAGGTGTATTTTATATAAATTGTGATGATAAATTTGATAAGATTAAATTTTTTAAAGACACTTATAAAACTATTAAACCAGAAGTAAAAGATTGGAATATATGGAACTCAGAATCTTGGTGGTTCTCAGTTAAGACAGGAGACATAATACTATTCCCATCTTCATTAACTCACATGGTAGAAACTAAACAAGGAGATAATACTAGAATTAGTCTTGCTTTTAATGTTTTTATAAAAGGAACTATTGGTAATAACAAATCTTTAACTGAACTTATTTTATAATGTCTAAACTATCTTTAGAAGAAACTATCAAATCATATACAAATGAAAATGGTTTTTCTTGGGGCATTAATACAGTAATGAAATCTTTAGCACCTGATATTAGCCATGATTTAACTTCTGCTGGTGAGTTTATTATAGATAGATGGGATTCTTACTTACCACAACCTACATCACAAGAAATAAGAGATGAGTATATAAGACAACAAACTATTGCAGAAGTAATTGAATATCTTAAAACTAAAGACTTTGACTTAATTAAATTTGTGTGCGATAAAAAACAATGATTTGGTTTATACTAGGAATAATATTAGGAATGTATCTTGGTTGGAAGTACGAACTTGCAATCAATGATTTTATAGAGTCAATTAAAATACATTTAAACATAAAGTAGTCTTGAAATTTGTGCGTTGCACAATTATATATCGTCAATGATATATACGACTGAAGAAAATAACTTTTACTCAAAGGAGAACTCAATGTTAAATTATTCTGACATTAAGAACTATTTTACAAAGTTTTATGCTGACTATGTTAATGATGTTAAATCATTCTGGGAATCATATACTTCTGAAATAGAAAAATTCTACAAAAAATAACTTTATTAAAACACAATAGTTTGATATTAGTGCATAAAAATTTAATGTGCATTTTCAAACTAGCAAATGGTGGGTGCGTCTTGCTAAAGTCTTGCAAATGCTTAAACGACTATGGCAAGAACTCACAACGAAGAACTTATATCTCTAAGGGGACATATCACAGGAATTAAACGAGAAGTTAAATTACTAAGTACATCAGTATATAAACTAGAAAAAAAGGTAGAGAACCTTTACTGGTCTATACTTGTTGCTACTGGTAGTTTATCTTTAGCTTTAATCGTAATATTTCTAAGTAAGTAAGTATTGCCAAATAGTACGAATACAACTAACTGGTTGTGTATATGAAAAATAAAAGAATCTTAGTCATATCTGACTTGCACTTTCCTTTTGCTCATAAAGACTGGCATGGATTTCTTACAAAGTTAAAAGCTAAATACAAACCTGATACAGTAATTAATATTGGTGATGAAATGGACTTTCATTCAATCAATGTATCTCACACAATAGACCCTGATCTTCCATCTCCAAAAGATGAATTAGAACTTGGCAAAAAAGAAATACAAAAACTTCATAAACTATTTTCACAAATGACTTTGCTAGAATCAAATCATGGTTCTATGGTTTTAAGACGTGCTATGGCAAAAGGTATGACAAAATCTTTTATCAAATCTTACAATCAAATATTAGAAGTTGGTAAAGGTTGGGAATGGAAAGAAAAACATTTTATAGACACTGACAAAGGTAGAGTATTATTTGGACATCAATTCTCTCCTGATGTTTCTAAAGCTGTTGCTCAATATGCAGTATCAGTTGTTCAGGGTCATTATCATACAATCTCAGAAGTAAGATTTCATGGTAATGATTTCCATTTAAACTTTGGTATGACTGTAGGTTGCTTAATTAATAAAGATGCTTTAGCTATGAATTACATGAGACTTAATTTAAAAAAACCTATTTTATCTTGTGGACTAATAACAAATGGTATGCCACATTTAACACCAATGTATTTAAAACGTAACGGAGATTGGGATAACAATATCTATATATGAGAGAAGTAAGTTTGAAGGAACTGCTTTTTAGTGAGACTGCTACAAGACTTGGAATAGACAATACTCCAACAGATCAAATCTTAATTAATCTACAAACATTAATATACGAAGTTATACAACCAATCATAAATCAATTTGGCGACATCAAAATAACATCTGGTTATAGATCTCCTGAATTATGCAAAGCTATAGGAAGTTCTACAACATCACAACATACTCTTGGTCAAGCTGTTGATTGCGAAGTTATTGGAGTGCCTAACAAAGACTTAGCTGACTGGGTTGTTAATCATTTAGAATTTGACCAATGTATTTTAGAATTTTGGAAACCAGAAGAAACTAATTCAGGTTGGGTTCATATCTCTTATAACAAAGGTAACAATCGTAAAATGTATTTAAGAGCATACAAAGCTAATGGAAGAACAGTCTATGAAGTCTTATAAAAAACAAGTTGGTGGAAGCCACTATAAAAAATACAAAATACAACCAGTTGAGTTTATAGTTAAAAATAATATTGGATTTTGTGAAGGTAACGTTATAAAGTATGTTCTAAGGTTTAAAGATAAAGGTGGTATTGCTGATTTAGAAAAGGCAAAACACTACATAGAAC